TGTTATAGTATAATACATATAAAAGATTTATAAAAAAAGCATTCAGTTTTAATTTTAATTATTTACATATTGGGATAGATGTTTTAAAACGCTTATTATGTTTTAAAACGCTTAACTATGTTTTAAAACGCTTTTTACCAAAAGGTAAATAATTAAAATTAAAACTGAATGCTTTTTTTATAAATCTTTTATATGTATTATACTATAAAGTAATATGACTGAAGTTGATGTTTATATGCTTGCTTTGACTGAATTGAAGCATAAAGCGTTAAAGAACCTTATTGGTTTATATGACCTTGCTGGTTTGAAGTATGATTACGAACTTGGCAATTTATATAAAATACCAAACAAGACTACACCTCGTAAGTTTGTAAAGGACGGATTTAAGGATAAAAATAAAAACGAGGCATTGCGTTCTGTTCTTGACCCTAAAAAGATTAATGCTTATATCAATAAATATTATGACAGAAACGAAACACGCATTTATTATGCTCCTAATCCAAATAAAGGAATGCTTATAGAAAGGAAGAATTTTAATAACATATGGTTTTATATTGATTATCTTTATTACATAGATGGTATTGACAAACCAACACTACTCAAGATATTCAAGAACAACACTTATGGGATTACAGACGAACTAATTAGAATGTTTAAAGAAATCATAGATGCTCCCTTTAAACATTTAGCAATTCAAAAAATAAAGCGTAATGCTATTTACAATAATGGTTTAGGGTTGAAGTTGGCAATTAAGGCATATAACAAGGACTTCTAAGTTCCTTTTAGGAAAAGGAACACAAAAGGGAAAGGAGCATATTTTTTTTATCCCCTAATCTATCCACATAGATACTAATTGGTCGGGGGTCAATCTAGTTTCTTTGGTTGCTTTAATAATCATTCGTGTAAAATCGTCTAATGGCATAAACATATCTTTTGCTGTTATGATGCGTAGAGCAACCCATCTTCCGCAAGTGTTAGTATTTTGTCCGTCGTCTTGGAAGGGTATTTTATTGATTATATATTTGTATTCTGATAAACCAACTAATTTAGTTAATAAATTTTTTGATTGTCCCATATTAAAATTCATCATACGACATAACATATTTTTTTGTCTATCAATATCAATACCATACGAATTAAAATTTTCAATTGTGTTTCCGTATTTTAGTATTAGAACCCAATGTCCTACATTATGGGCGGTTTCTACTAATATAATTCTAAAGTCAAAAGGTTTTGGTAATAACTCATCAATAGTTTTATAATTAGCAAGTTCGTTATATTTAATGACTTCGCTTTCTTTACCGGCACCAAAATAGCGTTCCAAGTCTGCGTCGCTTAAAGGTTGCTTAATTCTCTCGGTAATAACATTTAAATCAAAATTTTTTGGAACTTTAAAATTCATAGTTATATATATTACAAAAGATTTTATATTTTTATTACTTTTAAGAAAAGTATTTTATATTTTATTTTTAAAATATAAAATTGAATAGACTATAATTAATTTTGAGAGATTACAGCACTACCGAAAAGGTATAGATTATAATATAATATGATTATTGAAGTGTTCTACTAAAAGGGGGTTAATATTAGTATAACTAACCATATTTTCTTTATTTTGTTTTAGTTGTCTAAACACTTTATTATAAATCTCTCGGTTCTCATCATATATAGTATATAACTCATCATTAAGTTTAACACCATAATTCGTTTCAATTCTATCAAGAGTAATTCGCTTTCGCCTTATTTCGTTGATTTTTTCTCGGTTTTTTTGGTAATAGTCCTTATAGTATGTTTTAGCATATTCATCTCTATCAAATCTGTTTGTGTTTGCGTTCGTCATTTTATTATATTATATTATAATGTCTTTATATAAAGACAATATATTATATATTATAATTATGAATATAGGTTGCTTTGAACCAATACGGAACTACGAAAAGTATTATAGTATAAACAGAATTGGAGAGATTATGAGTAATAAAACCAAGCGTGTCTTAAAACCTCGTTTAAATAAAGATGGTTATTTAAGAGTTAATTTATATAAAAAGACAAATGTTAAAACTATCTTTATACATCGTCTATTAGCATTACAATTTCTACCTAATCCATATAACTATCCAGTAATAGACCATATAGACCAAAACAAACATAATAATAGTTTAGACAATTTGCGTTGGACTACCATTTCGGTAAATAATAGAAATTGTAATAGACAAAACAAAAGCGGGTTTCCTAATATAATGATAAACCAATGGGGTAGTTTTCGTGTAATGCTTTATTTAAATAACAAAAGAGTATTTGATAAAACATTTAAGACACTTGACGAAGCATTAAGCGAAAGAGATTGGGCGTTTGATTACTATGGGATTGAGAATAATTGTTATAAGTAAGGCAACCTTTTAAAAAAGGTCGCACCAAAAGAACTTCGTTTAAAGGGAGTATGAAGGATTAATCCCTCACCCTTAACGAGTTAGGTGCGAGAAACGCGAACTACCGCCCCCCGACTGAACGCCACTACCCATCCTTAATTTTCCAACAGCAGATTTATATTCTTTTAATAGGGGAGCATCTGAAGACATAGCATTATTAGGCATCATAGCACCTCCAACCATCCGTTCATATTGCGACGACATAATTGGACTTTCCGCCGCTTCCTTTTTCGCATCAAGAACCATTGATTTAGTTAAGATGCCAGTGTAAATATTTGACGAACCCGCAATTGTGCTGAATACACCACTATTAGCACAAATTACTACGATTTCTGGTTTGATTGTATCGTAGGTATGGTAATTCTCGCATTGGACGCTGAACTGGAAATTATATGCCCCAAGACTGCCAGATGAAAGGTAATCTGGAATTGAGAGGTCATACGCAGGATTTAGCACTAAAACCGAACCAGTAGTAGCAATGTCCGCAAAACCCATTTGACCGGTGCTTGTCATGGTTGATGTTGATAATTGAGTGGCGGTTGCTGCTGCTGGTGTAGCACACTGATAAACTCGTGCTTTTCCTCTGAAAGCGTCCCATGTTTGTTTAGAATGATTATTACGACTAATGCGGTAAAGGTCTGCTTGAGTAGCAGACGATAAAAGACCACTTGTGTTATTTAAATTGACGCTAATTCCGGTAATTGGTAAGAAGTGAGGGGCGTAATCTTGCGACTGACCTATAACATTATTATATAATCTGCTATTGGTTTTGTCTTTCGCACGAACAGCAATAATAAAGTAGTCGGGCAGTTGATTCAATTGGATTCCTTGCGAAATAAATGTCACTTGCGATGATACTAAACCATAACCAGTTGTTCCAGTAATAGTGTTTGCTGCGGCAGCAATTTCGGTCGTTGCTTGGGAAATAAAGCGTGGTAAATCTACATACGGAACGGAATTGCGGGCAGGGATAAGGTCTGTTGGTTGAGAGGATAAGAAATTAATTAGTAATTCCGCTTTGTTAAATAAATCAGTTGTGGCAGAAGCACCAGTTTTAGCATTGTGTCCTGGATATAATTTTTTACTATTATCGGCAGTTGAGGTAATAGCAGAACACATTAAACGACTTAAAGTGCTGTCAATGTTAAATACAAAATTCATGGAATTAATACCTACGAGACCTGCTTTGTTAAATTGGTTATTGCCGTATGTAAATGGACTTAAACCAATAATGGGTTCAACGACTTCGGCACGAAGAGCAACCCAAATAACATCACCAGTATTTTCCGAAAATGTGCTTCCTTGAACTGCTGTGCCTGTTTCCTTCTTAATTGATAGAATTTTAAGAGGGAAAGCACCACGAGGACGAAACGCACCATCTAACGATTGCTGATTGTATCCTCCTAATGGGGAGTTAGACGCGGGAAGAGCATATAACGATTTACCAGCAGAAGGAGGAAAAGTTGTGTTGTCAATGGTCGCACCACCAGCAGTAGAATCAACACCACCATTACCTACAGACGATAAGAATGTATCGGAAAAATTAGCATAGAAAGTATCTAATAGCGAGGGGGTCATATCGTTATATGTTGATAATTCGCGTTGGTCGGCAAGTTGTAAGATAATAGGTAGAATGTCAGCAATATTAGACGAAACATTTGTATTGTTAATTTGTGCCGAAGCGGTAGTAAATAACTGATTGAGAGGGAATGGCGATAGAGCATCAATACCACAGAAATTTACCGCTTGAACTAACGCACCCTTTACTTTAACTTCCATAGTAAAGTCAATTTCGGCACGAAGTAAGATTTCGCGATTAACAATAATATTTTCAGACGGCACTTGAATATTAAACGATAATTGAGAGTTAGACTTGCTTACGGCATTAAAGACCTGGTAGGTATTAGACGACGCTCCAGACTGAACCGAATATGTTAATTGGTCGGAAATTCCAGCGATTCTCGCATCTTTTACAAGGCAAGTAGTAAAGTCAGAAGCGGCAGACATAGTTTATATATTTATATAACATTATAAATATATAAGAATTCCAAGAATAGGGACTACGGATTTTATCGGCGACTTCTTGACATTTTTCCACCCATTATATCTACTACATCTGGTTCAATTACCTTCTTATTGTGTCTATCTTTCTTCTCAAAAAGCAATTTTAATGTAGCACTTCCACCACTAGGAAGACGGAAAGGTAGAAGTTGTCCTGTCTTGCTTCGCCAAAACACATTAATATCAATATTACGAATACCCATATTACCAGTTAGAGCAATTCGGCGATATTCCGCAGTTGGATTGTAAATTATATTAGGACGGAAACCTTGTTGATTAGTCATAAGGTCAGTAATAACAAGAGCAAACCTATTACCAATTGTAGCAGAAGGCGTTTGATTACTAATTGAATTAGAAGCGGAAAATTGACTAACTACAATTGGCAATTGATTAGATGTAAATACAATACTACTTATAGGACACCAAGCATCAATAGTAGATATTTCTTGTTTAAGAACAATAAAATAGTCTTGAAGAGGATAATTTAGAACACTATTATCTGGATAAGGAAGTGTTAAAACACCAGTTTCGGCATTATGATACTCATATAAGAAAGGGTAGTCTGGAATTAGAGGTAATGCCCTTAAACTTATAGTAGAATTATCACGAAGCGATGCTACTTGCTTTGGCATATTTAGCATATAGAACTTTTCGCCCTCTATTATTGTTTCGGTTGCTGGAAAACTACTAAATAACGAATATAGACTTGCGTTAAATGCTACTCTTAAATGTATTGGTTGAGGCGAACCATTAGTAGATACTTGGGTCTGATTAGGAGAAGAACCTGTTGTAGTGTATGTCCGTGATGGAGCATAATAATTACCAATAGAAGAAAATAATGTGTTTAAATATATACTTGCGTCTAATGTAGAGTTCCATTCCAAATATGGAGGTGTAGAAAAGCATCTTGCTACTATATTAATAAACTCTGCTTTAATAAAAGTGGCATTAGCAACCGATAAGGTAGAAACCCAACTATGCCATAATTCGTTAAAATTAGCAACATACGCCTCTTTAATAGCAGTATTAACTACATCTATAAAATTGTTATAACTATGACAATAATAATATGGGAATGTTGCCGTATTATTTCCGTCTAATTGAGATAATGTTGGAGGTGTTAAAGTAGCATTATCAGAAATCCAATTAACATTAGCGACACTTGACATATTAACTAAATTAGATGGTAAATTTTGATTTGTAGCAATATTAATTCTAACAGCAGCAACACTACCACGAATAGTAGGGTTATTAACATCACCAATAACGGAAGGACTACCTACGACATACGAAGTATCTTGTGTCGCCGAAACCGACAAACCCATTCTTGCCGAAGCAACACCTAAAATTTCTGTTTTATAACTCCAAGCACTACTGCTATACTGAAATGTTTGAACTCCACCACGCCAACTACTATATTCTGGCATTCCTATATGAATTGTTGTTCCATCAAAATTTAAAGCAACAGAAGAACCAAATAGTAAATATCCTCCATCACGACTATTTCCAGGTGATATTGTATCTCGTAGTGTTAATACTCCACCAGATTTAGCAAATGTATAAATTAAAACTCGCCCACTTACAGCATGTTCCTTTGCTCCTATTGCTATAAGAGTTCCTGTGTTATTCATACTAACATTAAAACCATAAAATAATATAGCAGGAGAAGCAGGTGTTAATGTAGTAGTGCTTATTGTAGTCCAAGTATCGCTTGTATAAAAAACATCTATTCCACCGCCTACATTTGTAGTGCTTCGTGTAGCAACGACAATATCACCCACATCATTCATCTTGACTGATAATCCCCGATATGACATTCCTACTACTCCACTAACACCAAATAACAAACTAACTGCGGTTGTAGTAAGATTATTACTATAAATTTCTACCCTACCATAAGTGTCTCTGTTTGGTTGTCCTAAAACAAAATAAGTTCCAAAATAATTTAAGGAACATGTAACCGCGTATTTTGCCGAAGTAGTCCAACTTGGTTTTTCATATCGTTTTGTAATTCCAGTAATTTTATTTAAAATCCAATAATACGGACAATCAGTTCCACTACCTATAAGAACAATATTACCATCTCCACTTACAGCAGCACTATATCCAACTTCCCAATTAATCGCAAGTGTTACATTCTCGCGTGATTGTGTATCTGTATATGGAAAATCATATATACTGCCATCGGATATTCTGTCTATATTATAAGTTCCAACAGCATTCTTTATACCAATATGAGCGTGTCCTCGTTTGGTCGCAAATATAGTTGTAATTGTGTTTGTGGTAGTCCTTGAATGTCCGCCTTCAATTCTAATATCTGTTGGTGTAGTAAAAGTCTTTTTCGCAGTGCCAAAAGGTTCGCCAAATACGATTACCTCTCCATCGTGAGAAGCAGAAATTACATACCCATATAGGGTTTCTAAATCTATTGCTGTTGCTGTAAATGTTGTTTGTGTTGATACGGCACCAGAAGAAGAAATTTTTAAATTAGCACCTTCAGTAATTATTGCTACTTTATGAATAGACCTATTAGGGTCAAATGGGTCAGTTCCAGCAACATCGGGTTCTACTACTAATACCGGAAGATTAGCAGTATCTACAGAAAAGCGTGTCACGCTCATTGTGTAATCACCAGAGTTTTCAACAATAGGAGCATCACGACTTTCTAAAAATTGTAATTGTGGTGTTGCTTCTGAAGAGTTATTATATATGTTTGTTCGTTGAATATCATAATACACATAATCGGGATTATTTGCCTTTGCGAACTCGTTAGTCTGGGACATAGTTAATATAATATAGTAATATATTTTATATTAACAAAATATTCAAGTTTAATTTGTAATACATTCCTTTTGTGTTGTGTATTGTCCTTTTAGTAAGTAAGAGTAGCAAATTCGTAATAGCATATTATAATATTCTTTATTATCATTAAGGTTCTCGTTATTTAGTTTCTTTAATTGAGTAATATGGATAATAATGCGTTTGCGTATTTTATATAGAAGGTTTAGTAAGTGTGTTCTTTGTTCTTCAGTAATATTAGTATAACCATTAAACTTAAAGAACTTGAATACTTCAATTAACCCTTTTAGGAGTAATGCTTTTGTTGTTAATGCCATAGTATAGTTAAATTCAATATCAAAGCAAAACATACTTTTAAGGTGTAAGTTGTGTTCGTATTCGTCTTGTAAGTTAGAGTAAATTTTCTTGATTTTAAATTCGTCGCTTTTATGATATAAACTCATTATACTATAATATATATTTTTAAGTATTTAAGTAGTTATATTATAATATATAAAGAGAGGTGTGAATAGGGTGTGAATAGAAGGTTTCAATTGGAATTGAAGTTCAATTGAAACCTTCAATTTAGAGGATAATGCTGTGGTAGATGGTATGTGGGTGATTTTATCCTTACCTATTATGTATATATTGATATTTGCCATTGAAACCTTCCTTTTTTTAGGACTTTTCTATAAATTTCTTAATGTTCTTAACGAATGTTGTAATCAAAATGTTTTCTTCTTGACTTAAAACTACTTTAAAAGTAAGTTTCAATTGAAGTATCAATATATACATAAGGAAGACCATAAAGTTTTATAAGTTTTTATGTTTTAAAGCATAATGCTCTCATTGAACCTTTAAAAATTAGATTTCTTAAGTTTCAATGGTTCAATGGGACTATCAATATATACATATTAGAACACAAAATAAAATCACCCAATACCATCTACCACAGCACAATCCCCCTATTTAGATTTCCTAATTTTTAATTTTTAACTCTTTTAACAACTCCTTAATGTTGATATACCATCTAGACATACCATCACCACACTTCCTAATATGTTTAAAGTCATAAAAGGTAATCTTCATAGAAAAGGCAGGTTTAGTCATCTCAAACTTAATATGTCTATCTTTAAGGAACTCTAAAAATAATGTATATAAGTCATTAGCACCAATATTGCTCTCATCATATTCATAAGATAAACAATAATACTCTAAATATTGTAAGACGATATTGCGTTGTTCTTCCTTAATTATATTATCATAAATAGAATTAGTTGGAATATCAAATTCTCCAATAGTAGGTGCTACATCTTTAAGGGTAATTAAGTAATCATAAATTTTTTTAGCGGTCTTTAAACTTTTAGCATACTTAAACCCTTCAATAAAATAATCCCTATCTCCAATCTTACTATCAGAGCATCTTATAAATAAATCACGACGCTTATTCTTCATAGAAGGGTCTGGATTGTTAGTAAAGGTAATGAATCTATGATTACTATTGATTTGGTAGGAAGACTTACCTTTATCGTTAATAGTTAATACCTCATCAGTAATAAGTGCTTTCTTCTTATCGTTTTGGTTAAAGAAATTAGACCTATTTGCCTCATTAAATACTACTAACACACTATCTTTTAAGAGCGTATTGAACTGACCGAATATATCTCGTTGTGGGTCTGTGCTTTCAAATACCTTTTTAGAACCCATAATGGTTCTTAAGAACTCTAAAAACAACCCTTTACCGGCACCTTCAGAGGAAATAAAGATTAACTCAATAGTCTTAATATGGGTATATTGTAGAAATTGTCCTAACCATCTAATAACAAACGCAGTTAATAACTCATCAAAATTACATAACAACTTAATATGATTGATAAAGAACTCTAATCCCAAATCGTCAATTTCTTCTTCCTTAATAATCGCAGTATTGATATTCCAATCAACCCATAAGTTATATGTATTAGAAGGACACATATACTTATTACTATTAGGATACATACCAACATTATCGTAATACCTTAACCTCTCATCTAACAACCAAGCATTAATAAATAGTTTAGGTTTATTGTTCTCATAATAGAAAAGATTACCATACTTAATACAAAACTCGGCACGACTATACTGATTAGCATTACAATAGAAGACACAATCAACCTTACAATTAGTCAATTCAAACTTTTCTTTAACCTTTTCGTAATCGTCTTTTAGTTTAATACTATACGAAAGGGGCATCTGAATAGTAGTTAGTAGTTCTTTAACCTTGAATTTAATTGTCTTCATAATAGGGATTGTTTTAGAAATAACATCTTCTAATTCGGCAAAGCATTCTTCTACATTAACATTAGTAGGATACAAGATTAGACTATCAAACATTAACGCCCAAACTTCGCAACCTTGTAATTCAAAGTAAGTCTTCGTTTTTTGTAAGATTGCGTCTTCATATACACATAATATATGATTAATAAAACTACCATCAAAGTTCTCCTTATTAGCAATTTCCTTAATATAGTCATATTCGCTTACTGATTGAAGTTCGGTTCTAATTTTTTTAACTTCAGCAATATACGATTTCAACCATTTATTTTGGGTTGCTAATCTTGTATTAGTATTAGTAGCAATTAACACCTTCTTCTTTGCTTCCTCTTTCGTAATGTTGTCCTCAATACTAATACCATCTAAAATATTTTGTCTATTGTTAATATAATCTGCTAAACAACTACAAGAAATTTTATGATGAAGGCAAATGTTATGTAGCACCTGTGGGTGTGCCGAGATTAAATCTACCTCTATTGCGTTTGTTGGTGCTAAAAAGTTTCTAACATTTTTTATGATTTGTTGAATACCATCTGTGCTAAACATTCTTCCGTCATTACGATTTTTAGCGTGTTTATATCTAACATAAGAACTATCAGATTTAAACTTTTGGTCTAAATATTTAACTAGTTTAATATAGTATTGATGAGCGTTGCGAGGCATAGCATCAGTATCTTCAAGAAACGATGCTTCATCATAAGTATCTAATAAATAAGATAGTTTGGTTTTATCAATTTCTTCTCTTATACTTAAATCCGTCATTTTATATATATAGTATTATAATATAATCTTTATATAATATTTTTATAGATTATATAAAACTTTTTTTGTGATACTTTTTCTAAAAGTATCTTTGAGAGATTTATATATAAAATAATATATTATACTATATATAAACTATGGATGAGAAGAAAGCAAAGGCAAAAGAGTATAACCAAACCTATTACAAAGAGAATCGCGAGACCATATTAGAAGGTAAGAAGGAACAACGACAAACTAAATGTTGTGATGAACGAAAGAAGCAAATTGACGATTGGGTAATTGACTTTCATAACCGCGAAGATGGGTTCTATCCTTTTAATCATAATTATAAACCAAAGCATTTATGGATTACAAAAGTTCCTCCAAAACCATACATTAGCGACCTTTAATAAAGGTCGCACCAAAACCGAGTATGGGGCGGTTTCCCCATTACAGATTAAATATTTTCTTAAAGTTTCTAATGCCTTTATCAATAGATTTAGCATTCCAAAGGATATGAAATGATAATGCTCCTGGTGTTAATGGGTTCGTCCAATCTTCCCTAATCGTATGCCTCGCTATATATGCGTTCCTTGTTTGGTCGTCTGCTCCTTCTGCGTATGTATGAGAACCACGCAACCCAAAGTGCGTTTTCTTAATAACATCATCTACCTTAAATGTTGCTACTAACTTCTTGTCTTTGCGTTTGCTTGGTTCAACACTAATTAATTCAATCATCTCTCGCATTATATATTGGAATTATATTATAAATTTTATATTTTTATAATATAATAAATTGATGACAACTCTTATATCCAAATATGACGAAGTAAATGACTTGCGTATATTTATAGCATTATTAATCTTGTTGTTAATTTATTCAATTTTTTTATAAATTAAATTTTTTATTTTGAGAGATTTAATATAGAATTAATTAATTTGATTTTTAATTCAGACTCTCAAATATTATTTTAAAAAACTGATAATTTATAATATATTTTAATTTATATACTATAAACTTATGAATTGTTTAGAACTATTTAGCGGAACTCATAGTGTCGGCAAAGTATTAGAGAGGTTAGGTCATAAGGTAATATCATTAGATTTAAAAGGTGCTACTATAAATGTTGATATATTAAAATGGGACTATAAAGTATATCCTCCTAATCATTTTGATTATATACACGCCTCTCCTCCTTGTGATACATTCTCAATATGTAGAAGAAGTTGGATAGGAAGACAACTAAAAGCACACGGAACAACTATAATAACTAAAGAAATATTAGATAATGATGAGAGGACAATAGGACTTGTTATATTAAATAAAACATTAGAAATTATAGATTATTTTAAACCTAAATTTTATACTATTGAAAATCCAAAGTCCGGCAATATGAAGAAATATATAACAACAATTCCTTATACTGATGTTGAATATTGTGCTTATGGGTTTCCTAATAAGAAACCAACTCGTATATGGAACAATTTTGGATTTGAAGGTAAAACATGCGACGGCACACACGAACATATTGTATGGGACTTATTACCAACTACGAAAGCGTATAGATATAAAATCCCCGAGAGATTAATAGAAGATTGGATGCGGGAAGTGTCCCGCACACACAACTTCGTTTAAAGGGAGTATGATGGATTAATCCCTCAAAATCTCTCTAAAATAAAAAAACAAATTCTATATTTTTTTAGAAAAATTGGAAAATTATAATATATAACTAATTTATATAGATTAATTATGAATTTTGAAGATATAGGCAGTCCAATAGCAAGAGTAGTTTTTGATAAACAACCAAAAAAAAACAGAACTTTATGTGTTAGTTCTAATAATAGTTCTGTTAAAGAGGTTGTTAATGAGTTTAAATGCTTACCAGCAGAAAAAATACAACAAATACCAGATAAAAGCAAAGAACGCTCAATATTATATATCACAGGTGCTTCCGGAAGTGGTAAATCATATTATACTATGAATTATGTTGCTGAATATAAGAAAATGTATCCAAAGAACGAGATGTATTTATTTACGGCAGTTGAACCAGATGGTAGTGCTATTGATAAAATTAAAGGTTTAAAACGCTTTGTATTAGATGATGCTTTTATTAAAGAACCTTTTAAAATAGAAGACTTTAAAAATATGCTCTTAATTTTTGATGATACAGATGCTATTAGCAACAAAGTTTTAAAGTTTAAGTTAAAATCTATATTAGATATGGTATTAAATACCGGAAGACATACAAATACATCATTAATATACACCTCTCATATTCCTAATGCTGGATTAGAAACAAAACATATTTTATCTGAATGTCATAGCATTACTATCTTTCCTAAAACATTAGGAGGTCGTGCTATGAAGTATTTATTAGACAACTATTTAGGATTAGATAGAAACCAAATTAAAAAACTTAAAAAAATACAAAGTCGTTGGATTACTATTGTTAAGTCTTATCCTATGTGTGTATTAGGGGAAACATCTTCATTTATACTAACTAATGATGATGATGACTGAATCAGATTTCCTGCTATATCTACTACGCCCATATTTGGTTCTCTCAAAGGTAGAGTAGTATTAATTCTCTCAACAGCAAATTTAAAAATGTCTTTATTTTTTTCTATTCCAATAAACTTTCTATTCATTAACTTACAAGCAACTCCACAAGAACCCGACCCCATAGTAGGGTCTAACACTACATCATTCTCTTTTGAGTAATATTTTAGTATCCATTTAATTAGTTCAACTGGTTTCTGTGTAGAATGCTTACCTTTTTGGGATTGAATTTCTAATACACTATTAGGGAGTGGTGGGTCATACTTAATAGAATGGTCTTCTTTATTTTTAGTTATTTTAATTCTACCTTCTTTGCCTCCTCCATAACAATTAGCATTAACATCATAAATACAAAGGTCTTCTAATTTAACTATACTATTTGGGAGAGGTGGGTCATATACATTTGCCTCTCGTGCCTTTCCAATATATTCGCAGTTATAACTATCCTCTCCGTAGCATTTTGGTTCTGTTTCTTCTTTTGGTATTTTCTTATAATCAATTTTAAACTTATGAATATGACTAGTTAAATCATAATAAGGTAATCTTTTATAAAATACATATATTAATTCGTGTTTTCTCATAGGCATCTTCTTTGCGTTTAAGAAACCACACGAAGCGGATTTAACCCATACCAAATCGTATCTAAAATTTTTGGGATTACTTGCTATTAGTTCTGCCCCATATTTAGTAGAGCAACAGAAAAATATAGGAGTAGTAGGTTTAGTAATTCTGTTAATTTCTACCCAAAACGCTTCTAAATCAATCTTACTATCCCATTTACAAGAAGTTTCTCCATAAGGTAAATCGCAAAATACTAAATCAACACAAGCATCTTCTAAATTACTCATTTGAAGAAAGCAATCATTATTATAAAGTTCCATGTTTTTATAATAATGTTAGATTTTTATAATTTTAGATTTCCAAACAACCTTTAATAAAGGTTGTGCCAAAGAACTTCGTTTAAAGGGGTTATAGGGGATTAATCCCCTACAAGAGATTTAATATATTTAGGAACACTATTAAAATGTTCCTTATGTATAGTTAGATTTTGAGAGGTTGTATCATTATCTAAAATGTTGTCTAAATAAGAATATGGGTCATAATTACCACCATAAGCAGTTTCTTCTAATTGTTTCTTATTAAAACCAGCACCTACTATATTACCCTTTTCGTATGTTCCTATAATTTGTAAATCTTTAGTTAATACTACATCGTTTTTTGTTATATAATATTCCTTACCATTTATTTTTATATAATCCAAAACAATACCTTCGCTTTCGTCTTTAAAATCCGTAGCACTCATTTTTTTTGCTGGTCTTCCTACTTTTCTTTCTGGAGGTAGTTTTAATCCTTTATTATGTATTTTTTCTGATGTTTCAAATAACAATACAAATTTCTCATAATCATCCTCGTAATCATCATCATTCGCAAGGTCTTCTAATAAATTTGTATATGCTACATTTCGTAATAGACGATTAGACATTCCATGTTTTTTTGCTAATTTATAATTAAAAATTCTATTCATCAATTCTACTTGTTCTGGTGGTATAGGGTCATTTGAAAAAACACTAGAAACATATTTAAGCATATATTCTAATTTTTCCTTATGACTTAAGGGGTTAGAATCATCATCGTCATCATCATCATCATCATCATCGTCATCATCATCATCATCATCATCATCATCATCATCATCATCATCGTCTTCTTCTTCATCGTCGTCCTCTACATCATCAACAAAGTCTTTTACTTCTTCCTTAAACACTTCTACTTTTTCTTCTAATTTTTCTACTTGTTTTGGTGTTTCTGTTGTTTTTGCTTGTGCTTCTAGTGCTTTTGCTTTAATTTTTAAATAACGCAATCTATCATATTCTTTCTTTTTAGCAAGTTGCTCCTCTTTTGTTAAATCTTTGAATTTTACCTTTTTGGTTTCTCCTTTAACTGCTTTTTCTGCTTTCTTAACTTCCTCTTTGACTACTGCTTTAATTTCTTCTGCTTTCTTTTCGGTTATTGCTATTTTAATTGTTTCTTTTTCTTCTGGTGGTTGTTTTTTCTTCTTTGCTTTAAGGTCAGCAATCATTCTATCTATTTCAGAAACCATTTGTTTATGCTTACCATCTTCCTTTAAGGGAGTATTTAAGTATGTATCATTTTTGGCGATTTTTAACCACTTATCCGTTTTGGGAACGAAGAATGTTTCTACTGCTTGTCCTTCATTTGCTTCCGCACTTGCTAATCGTTTTTTAAGACGACTAATTTTTTCTAATGTTTTAGATTCGGTTATATATTTACTTTTGTATTTAGTAGTGCCTTTACGCATTCGTTCTAATCTGCGTTGTTCTACTCCTAATAACTTACGAATTCGGTATTCGCTACTAATTCTTGGTGTTATGCCTTCGCCAACTTTTTTAGGCATAGCACCACTACCTTCTAATTTCTTACCTACAAAGGTAGTTCCAAGTTTATCAATTTCCGACGATTGATGTGCTGTGTTAAAGTCAAATGGGTTTTTAGTGCCATCAATCTTAACTATATCATTTTGGCGGTTCTGTAATGGAGCAAGAAGACTTACAACATCATTACCAACTCTTATATCTGTCTGGTTTGCGTCATTTTGTCTGCCTATATCAAAAAACCCACTTGCTTTATTATAGGTAATATTCTCTTTTATAGGAAACTCTTTCTGTAATTCTTGTAAATAAAGTCCTGCTCGTGAATGACCGATTGCGATTATATTTTTAGCACCATATTTTTCTACTGCTTTTTTATGACGCTCTCTATGAAGATTATATGTTTTAGTTCCTTTAACTTTTCCTCTAAATAAATAGGAAGCATTATCCATCCAATCATCTAAACCCACACTTCCTCTGTGTGTGATTACGACATCTTTATCATTAGAACCCTTTTTAGCATAAACCTTAACACGACTATCAGATAAAGGAGAATCAATATCATACCCTTCTGGTGCTATTGATGTATTTCCTAAATAGGAGTAATCTATAAATTGTTTCAATAAATTAGCATTCATTCCTTCGCCAACGAGAGGTTGCTTCTTAGATTTCTTGGGTTTCTTTGGTTTAAAAAATAGGAATAAGTTTTCTGCTTCTAATGGTGTTATTGTAGAAAGATTATATTTATTATAAACTTCTTCTTCTTTTGCTTTTCTGTTTTTTTTGTATTCTGTTTTATTAATCATAACAAGGTCTCCGTTTTTTTTCTGTTTATAGTATGTCTCAAAATTATCTGTATTCCAGTTATTTAACTCGTTTTCTGCTTTCTTAGTATCTTCTACTGGTTCTATCTTTTTGGGTTTAAATGTTGGTATTTCTTGTAAAGCACTTATTTTAACTACCTTGGTTTGCTTCTTAGGGGGCATATTTATAGTATATAAATATATTATAAATATGTGAAAAGTTCAAATATAACGACTAACACCACTATTATAAGCAAATTCGTTTTCGTTGCTCGTAGCACCTAAACGACCTCCTACTTGCCTTTGGTATTGCCGACCATAATAATTACCTCCAACAGCACCGGTGTCTATTGATTGACGACGAGATGAATTAAAAGTTGCTTGGTCTTCTTTAACACTTTGTTCTAATGTTAATACGCTTGATTTAAATGTATTGAATTGTGTAGCAAACTGACTATCTATGTTTTTTAACTCTTTTGCCATTTCTCGCAATCCTTCTGCTAATGATACGCTCATATTTATATATAACCAATATATTAAATTTTTTTGCTATTTTCAATTATAATTCTTGTATTCCTTGTTTAGACATAAAGTCAAGAACCGCTTGTTCCTTTAATATTGTTTTGCCGTTTAGTTTTCTCTTTCCAGTGTCATAATCTTTATATAATTTATTAAAATCTGTTCTATCGTCTGGTGATAAGTTTTTAACATCTGAACTACTAAATTTGATAAATGGTTTTTCGCCGATTTCAATTAATTTTAGTAATTTTATTTCTGCTTTTTCTATTGTTTTTCGTGGTCGCTTTTCGCCAATTTTAGTCACATAATCAATTTTAGCACTTCTCAATACATTTCTACCATCGCTATAAATAGGGTTATTTTCTATACTTTCGGCACGATTAGTTATACCTCTTTCGGTTGTATCCAAAATATCAAAAGCAGGTGTAGAAGTTGGTTTTGTAGTTATAGGTGCTGTCTCGTTTTCTACTTCACTAACCATATTTGCCAGTTCCATTTCGCTTGGCATTTGTCCGTTATTCGCTGCCGCATAAGCATCTACTTTGTCTCCTACTCTTCCTTTTTGTTCGTCTGATAAACCTTTTAACGCATTCTTTACCATTACAATCATCGCAATCATTTCGTCTATTTCAGATTCCGAGGCAAGAGAATTATTTGCTGTTAAATAATCTCTTGCTCTGGTTTCTACATCTTGCGTTTCTGTTGCGTCTAAACCTGCGTCTTGTGTTTTTTGTGTAACCATAGCAAAATATAGTTTTTGTGCTTTTTTGGGAGGTGGTTTTGGAGCAGGCACAGGAGGAGGAGGACCAGGCAAAGGTGGAGGAGGAATTGGTGGTTGTGGTGGTTCAATACCAACCGAACCAATAGGAACGCCACTTAATATTGGTGGTGCTTCAGTTGGGATTTCCTCTGTTGGTTCTTCTACTAATGTAAAGTCAATAGTCGGTTTCACATAAGGAGTGCCTTTTGATATATAATAATTTTCAATTAAATCATCTGCTATTTCAAAAAATCTTAAAGCGGTTTTTTTTAATATTTTAACAGAATTAACAAAACCAATAAATATTTTTAATTCGGTATATATCATATTTGGGCGTAATCTATCATAAGTAGCATTAATTTTGCGTAAAGCATTATTAACTAACGAAAATTGCGAAGAACCCTTTTTAATTTCTACTCGTAAATCTTTTAAATCAACACCGCTACTTTGACTAATATAATTATCTAACACTTCAATATCCTTAATAGTAGTATAAACTTCTTCTGTTAGTTCTGCTACAAATGTGTCTTGCTTACCATTTGTGGGGTCTGTTTCTGGTTTGTGAGTAAGTGCTTCTTGGGACATATCCATAAGTCCAATAATACGGCGTTTAACAGAATTCAATATACTTGGTTCTAACTCGTCATACCCATAAGTCGGAATAGATGGCATTATTATATACTATAAATATATAATAATAAAAAAATTTTTCTAATTTAGCGACCTTTAATCCCTCTATTCAGCAATAGAAGCGACCGATGTATTCCAAAATGCTCCGTTGCTTTGAGGTGTAAGCACTTCTATTTCGTCTTCGGCAGTTGGTAAGTCTATTGGAATAAGTTGGTCGCCTTTAACTCTCGCTAATGTTGAAGAACTTTCAATTAATTTTGTATAAGTATTATATGACTTTTCAAGGAAATCTTTAGAAGGAACGGGGCGATGTTCTGGACTTAATGATAGTGTTTTAAAAATATCAATTGATAATAAGTAATAATCACGCTGACTAATCATATCGTTTTCAAGGCGTTTCTGAATACCAAAATATAATTCAATAGACCCAATTATACCGCAAGTTAAAGCAATTAACGAATTGGTTAAACTAATAGTCCCTTGTTGAATATATGGTTGAAGACCGACGGCAAAAATACTATTTATACCATTTAGTATAATTACCGGCAATCTATAATATTTTAAACTACTTGTTAATTCAAAATAGCGTTGCTTATGTAGTCTATTTAATATTATACAATTAACTCGTATGTTGTTTAAAACGCTTTCGGTCTTTGCGTTCCAATCATTTTGTATTACAATAGACATATATTATATTGGAATATTTTAATTAATTAAAATGTTTAATTAATATATAAACTATGGCATCTCGTTCGTATAATCCCTCTCCGTTCCCCATTAGCAACTCTATTGAAGACACATTAGAATATTACAATACGCGTAAAAACCCAAATTCGCAACCCATGATTTTTAAACGACCACCAATCGTAGTAATTCGCGATACACCAGTCCAAAATGTAGAACGCCTTTACGGAGGTAATATGCGAATGTTGGAAATGGACGCACCAGAACCTTCGCGTCGTCCTCCTGGATTTGTAGAACCACATTCAAGCGGTTCTAAAAAATTTGTATCAAATGGTAATTCGGCATCGTATCCAGTATTTAATGCCGTAGAACAAAAATCTATTGACACCAAACGAGGAGGATTAATGCGATTAGAAAATAAACCAAATAAAATATTTATACCAACTGAAGCACAAACAAACGCGGTTAATGCGTTCAAAGGAGCGTTTGATAAAAAAACAAATGACGCTCAAAGAAGCACAAAAGATATTTATCACCCAAGCGACCCCAATTTAAAATTAGTTGGCAATGGTATTTGGGCGGATATGAATAAATGGGGCAAACAAAACGAAGAAAATGCTAAAAAATTAATTGCCAATCCACAAGTCCAAGCAATTATTAATGACCCTAGGGTTCAAGAACTCGCCAATAAAGGTAAAGACCTCGCCATTGCTGAATTAAAGAAAAAAGTAGGTGCTGGTGTTAAACGCGGTCGGGGACGACCAAGGAAAGGAACTATGGAAGGCGATGGTGTTTGGGAGGATATGAATAACTGGGGCAAACAAAACGAACGCAACTTTAACAAGTTCGGTCAAGATGTAGAACGGACTGCTAAATCCATATTAAACAATCCCCAAGTTCAAGCAGTTATGAATGACCCAGCAGTCCAGAAATTAGGTAAATCGGCAATTAAAACTGCCGTATCATATATTCCAGTAGTCGGACCGCCAGCATCAACCGCATTAGGATTAATGGGTTGGGGCGGTGTCCCAAGAAAAGAAATCGTTAAACGAGTTATGGCAGAAAAAGGAATAGGTCTTATTGAGGCAAGTAAATATGTGAAGGCAAATAACTTATATCAACCAAAACCAAAAACACCAAGAGGCAAAAAATAGATTTCTTGGAAAATCTTAATTTATTTTATATAAATCTAATATATAAAATAAATGCGAATTGTAGAAGACACTTTAGAAGATATTTTAAATAAAAAAAAGATTACTGATAGTTCTAGAAAGTTATACAATTCTAACTTTGTTAGATTAAATGATGGCAACCCAGTTTTAAAATTTGATTTCTTAAAAGATGTTCCAACTATTTTAGAAAAGTTAAGTAAATATAAACCAAACACACGCAGAGGATATATTATTAGCATTACATCCCTTATGGGAGATTTAAAAGAAACTAATCCTAAAAAGTATAAAAAAACATACGAAGAATACTATAAACTATTGACTGAATATAACACCACATTAAAAGACCAAACTTCCCAATCGGCAAACGAGAAAGAAAATTGGATTACTCCAGAAAAAAAACAAGAAGTAATTGCCGAATGCGATAAAATTATAGACGAAATTGGAAACAAACGAAAAATCACAGAAGACCAATATAATAAATTGTTTGAATGTTTAGTATTAGGATTATATACTAAAATTCCTCCAAGACGGAATGTTGATTATATAGATATGTTAATTGTCCGTAAGAACACACCGCAAGATGCTACAAATAACTTTTTAGATGTAGCAAGTAAAAGGTTTATATTTAATAAATATAAAACTGCTGGTTCTTATAAAACACAAGTAATAGACATTCCAGATGACCTTATGAAGATTATAACTTTATATTTAAAACATCGTCCCAAAACGGAAGAGGACACAAACCAATTATTAGTGTCCTTTAAAGGAGAACCATATACACAAAATAACTCTATGACACGAATACTAAATAAAATCTTTGACGCAAAGGTAGGTGCTTCTATGTTGAGGAAGTTATACTTAACTAATAAATATGGTGATACATTAGACGAATTAAAGTCTGATGTCGCCCAAATGGGAACAAGTGTAGATGTTGCTAAAAACAATTATATTAAAGATGTAGATTAGAAAATGTAGATTAGAAAATTTTAAAATATAAAATATTTTTTTATATATATTATAATGATTATAAATCCTTCAAGTGGTAGTGGGACTATTCCAGATAATTCTATAACAGAAGCAAAATTAGACGCAAATCTAACTACAAAAGTAAATAATGTTGGTTCTATATCAGAAGGTTATATTACATCGTTTCATATTGCTACTGGGTCTATCTTGGGAACTGATATATGTGGTAATACTATAACATATGCTAATATTGCTAATAATGCGGTTACTAATACTAAAATTGATAATGGTGCTGTTACACACGCAAAATTATCTACCGATTGCGTCCAAACACATAATATAGTAGATGGGACTATATTAGGAACTGATATATGTGGTAATACTATTACTGGAAGCAATATTGCGGTTGGAACTATTACATCATCTAATATATTAAATGGGACTATTTTAGGAACTGATATAAGTGGTGCTACTATAACATATGCTAATATTGCCGAAAATACGATAAAGTTTAATAATTTAGAGGTTGGTCTTCAATCTTTTATAAGTAATTATTATGTAGGCATCTTCGAAATTACTTGTAATACCACTATTGATACTGATTTCTATTATGAGGAAGACGCTGTTAAGATTTATTTATTCCAAACCGAAGAAATTGGTGCTGGTGATACAAGATTTATAGCATATACCTCACTACCGCAAAACTTCGCAACAATACCATTTTATTTCACATCAAGTCAAGCAATAACTAGTTATAGTCTTACATACGCATCTCCCACAAATGGTATTACAAGTCATAGTCAAGCAGGAGCAGGTAAAATACAATTTAATATATTAAGAAACTCACAACATTATTTACAACTTGATATATATATTAACATTTAATCTCTCGGAATAGAATATTTAAACTACATTTTTTTTATAATATTTAATTTTTAATAAATATTATAAACAATATTGAGTTCTAATGCGAAATCTAATGATTTAGATTTGTATTAGATTTGTTTATAACATAAATCTAACTAAAATACATTATAAATAGATTACTTAAAGGAATAATTTATAAATTTCTCATTTAAATAGTCTAAATATAATCTAAATGAGTTAGATTTCTTATTGTAAATAATCTATTTAGATTTTTGGCATTAGGGCAACCTATTTTTATACATATTTTTTATTAAATCTCTCAAAAATTATAAAAAAAAGTATTTTATTTTTTAATTTTGAGAGTCTTGTTATATAATTACTTATCTTTTTTTAGTCATATCAATTACCATAGTCCCATTCATATCATCATTCTTGAGTTTCTTCATAATCAACAAACTACAAATATTAAGACACCATACACCATATAATTTATCAATACTCATATCCATTTCCTTTGCTACTTTGATAAGCACCTTTTTAGTTATGTTTCCGCCATTGGAAAGCGAATGTTTATAGAAACAACTTTCTATTAAATCTAATTGTTCCAAATAAATCTTTGCTTGTTCTTCTAATGATAGTTTTGAAAGACGCAATCCAAGAGCAATTTGTTCTTTGCCTCCTCTCATACCTTCCTCATAAGGAAGCATACAATCATAACTAAAAGGCGTTCCTTTATAATAGTAAATAGTAGTCATATTTAATTGGTTAATGGTGATATAAAAATAAAATAAAAAAGCAAACAATTTTTATTTTAATTATTTACATTTTGGTATAAATGTTTTAACACACTTAACTATGTTTTAAAACGCTTATATTATGTTTTAAAACATTCTTGCTAAAAGGTAAAAATAATTAAAATTATAATTGATGACTTTTTTTATAAATCTTTTATATATATTATACAAACAATTATGCCTTCTCGTTCTATCTTAATGAGTGTTGAAGATGCTGACAATTTTGATTTGTTTGATAATATTGAATATAAGTATTTAAGACATATTATTCACAACGAAAATCTACTTATTAGTATTGAAGTAGTTATAGAAACTACTGGCGAACGAAACAACGAAGGGGAGGGGATTATGAGGGCAATTTTTACATTTGACTTAAAATTAGATAAAGAATGGACTATACAAACTAATTTTACTTGGTCTTCGCCTTTTGGTAATGAGTTAAATGATATATTATGTGATGATACTGATGACGAAACAGAAGAAGAGGAAGACACAGACGACATATATTCAGAACCATCATCGCCGAGGTCTGTAATTAATTAATTAATTATATAACAAGACTCTCAAAATTAAATAAATAAAACCTTTTTTTTATAATTTTTGAGAGATTTAATAAATAATTAAAATTATAATTGATTGCTTTTTTTATAAATCTTTTATATGTATTATAATATAATATATGCCTACTATTATTGTGTCTATTGAGAATACAGATTATACTATGAGGGTTTGTATCAATGTTAATTTTGAAGGACTTGATAATCTTATTCAATGTCATAGATTAGGTATGGAAGAACATGGCGACGCAATTAGAAGACTTCGTGCTTCCTTTACTGATTATATACAAGAACACCCTAATTTACCTACGATAATAGACAAAAAGGTAAATTTAGTAAAATTAGCAAAAACTAATACCGAACATTATAAATTAGTAAAGATGCTCTATAAGGCAGTCTTTAAAAATAAAGATTTAGCAACCCTTTTACCAGAATTTAAAATCAAACATAAACAAGTATTTAATGATAAATTAGAACATTTAGAAGAAGCATCAAATAAAGGTTGGATTGATGATGGTAGATATTTAGAGATGGTTAATAATGTAAAAGAAACATATGATAAGTGTATGACCGAATATGATATATTTGATAAACTAATTACAAATCCAAGTGCTTTATGCGTTGAGTAGTTGGGGGGTTATTGGGTTTATTTGTGTTTTATGGTGCTATTGATACTTGCCTCTCAAAAACTTTTAATTTATAAAATCTGTTTTTTCTTTTACAACTTTAGTTGTAATTTTATAAATTTTTGACTAAAATCTTGTTTTAAACTTCAATATCAATTCTAACTATCAATATATACATAATAGATAAGGATTATTTTATAAAAAAAAGGGTTTTAGAGCATAATGGTCTTATTGAAGTTTGTTTTTTAGATTTTTGAAGGTTTCAATGTTTCAATTCTATAGCACAAAATAAACCCACCCACCAAAACTACCCAACAATAGACATATAGACTTCCTTGCCAAAATAACCACTCCAACACTTATCAGCAAACCTCTCGTTGTTATAGTATTTATCTTTGCGATTGCTACGACATTCCCAATATATATTATAAACCTTATTCGCAAGAATAATTAACTCTGAAATTTCTACATCTTGCTTGATTGCTACTATTTTTTTAACCCTTTCAACACGAGAACACACATCGGTTTCGTTTTGATGCCTCCAAAGGTTCGTGACAAGACGATTACAATGGTGGCACATCTTCCAACCATTAGCGAGTTTTTGTGCGTCAGTCCTCTTTTGTAATTTTTTGCGGTCTGGTCTAGACATCTTAATATGATGGACTACAATAGGATTGTTATTGATGCGTTGCCTTTCAACATCTATGTATTGAACGATTACTTGTCTTTTATTAGCATTAGAGTTTGCTAATTTTAACTCATTACAAATTTGAAGATAAATCCCTTCTGGTAATAAGTCTGTAATAGTATCAAGAAGGTTTAAGATGTTATGAAGCGAATTGGTAAATTCAATAGAATTAGCAATAGGGTCATTAGTAGATTGGGTCGCCATAGTTAAACTACTAATAAGTATTTATAAAAAAAAGTCATCAATTTAAATTTTTATTATTTTTTATTTTTATTTACTTTAAAGTATATTTGTTTTAAAACGCTTATAGATGTTTTAAAACCCTTATACTAAAAGGTAAAATAATTAGTAAAGTTTATAAAAAAAATATTTTTTTTACTTTTATAAATTCTAGTAGATTTACTCTAACCAATTAATATCCTTATCAAACCCCATTTTATAGCAATAGTAAAAGCAATCAAAATTACAAGCATTCTTCCAATTTTTAGGTCGTTCGCCTTCTACTAACTTCTCAAAATGTATTCTTTTACGAGGTATAACAATCTGAAGTCCTTTATTCATAAAATTCTCTCTAAAATATGATGTATTGATTTTGCTTGAAGGCATTATAATTATAAATGGTTTCTCAAGTTGTTTAAGACGCTTTATAACTTGCTTTGATAAACTAAAAGGAGGATTAGATACTATAATATCTCCCAAATCGTTCTCAAAGAAGTCTATTGGTTCGTGTATCACATTAAATCCAAGTTCTTTTAAATGATTACCACTCTTACCATCACCATAAAACGCTTCCCATATAACTTTGTCTTTTGGAATTAGATGTTTGATATTCTCCCAAGCACTTTTAGGGGTCATATAGTCATCGTGCTTTATAAATGTCTTACTATGAAACCCTGCCATAGTGTTATATACCAATAAGTATATTTTAAAAAAAGCAAACAATTTTAAGTTCAATTATTTTAATATGTTTTAAAATGCTTATATTATGTTTTAAAACATCTATACTAAAAGATAAAAAACAAAAAGAAGCAACTAATTAATTATATAGTAATCTCTCAAGACTATAAAAATAAATTATAAAAAAAATATTTTTTTATCAAACTTTATATATTGTTGTTATAATTTAAACGACAATATATTTAACATCAATACCTTTGCTTTTTGCTTCTACAGCATTAAAGATACAATTTATAGACTTGTGTTCTTGTAATACGCCATTTGAACTTGTTAAATAGTTTTGTTCGTCTATCATATCTTTATTTACTTGTTCCTCTCTTCCTTCCATAAAGTCTTGTAATAACTTATTTATTTTAGTTTTTAATGTTGGCAATAAAGCAGTCATATCACAACCTTTACTAATTTGTGTATAAACAAACAACTTAATTTTATAATATTCAAGATATATATTACAACCTTCAACCCAAGCACCTTTATTGCTTTTTAATTTGTTAAGAAATTCAATTTTGGAATTTGTATCTGTAATATAAAGTCTAAACTTCATCTCATAGTTCGGTAGATTTTTAATCATATCAATATTATTCAATATGTCTGATGAAGTCATAGTAATCGTTGGCATTTTTGTTATAGTATAATACATATAAAAGATTTATAAAAAAAGCATTCAGTTTTAATT